CGATCTTCAACAGCCAATTGCTCAAAGTTAAGACCAAGTGCTTGTGTCTGCTCTTTAAACTTAATCTCTTCTTGTTGTACAAGAGCGATTTGATCAGCTGACAGTTTATTATCGTTAATCATTGACTGTACTTGATCACCTGACACACCAAACAGCTTAGATAAAGCTGCTGTAGCCAGTCCTGCAAGGGGTCCACCAAGGCATGTAGCAATGGTAGGAGCAATCTGCATTAACCAATTCATGATACGTATACTCCATCTTTAAAACAAGCTTGTTCTTTTAACCTACGTTTTAGTATGCTGTCACTGTGACCACCAGCTACAATACTCCATTTAGGAAACTCAAGAGCTGCTGCTGGCTTGTTGCCAGCTTTAATAAGCTTAAGCAACGTAGACCGTTGTAAAGAACCAACACCTAAGTTGTATGTAAACGACACTAAAGCATCAAACTCATTTTGAGTTACATCAATACCTGTATCATTTATACAACGCTCAGCTGTCCCAACGTCCTGCGTGAGCAGGGTAGTTGCTTGTCCCATAGTGATTGGACTACCTTGTACCAATCCATCTCCAGACACCATCAGGTGTCCATATCCAACAGTCCATTTACCAGCTGTATCTAAGTAAGGCATGCTTCTAAAGCCTTCAAATGTCTTAAGTTGTTCAATGCCTTGTTGTGATGTCTTCATTATGTCGCTTGTGTTTGTGCTGTTAATATACCATTTACAAAAGTCATACTGCCATTAGCACCAGCAAGTGTTAACTTAGCAGTAGTAATAGTGGCTGTTATACCAGTATTCTGTACTGCCATAGTACCTAATCCAAGATTAGTTCTAGCAGTTGCAACTGACGCTAAGTCAGATAAATTGTTAGCTCTATAAAGATAAGTAGTATCAGTACCTGTTGTTGAATACGATGTAGTATTCTGAGCAGCCATAGTACCAAGAGTCGGTTTACCTGTTAGATCATTGTATGCCCCTGTGTGACCTACTGTAGAGATACCTAAGTTAGCTCGTGCTCCTGCATCAGTGTTAGAACCTGTACCACCTTGCACAATAGTCCAAGGTGATCCACCAGTCTGAGCTACTTGAATATAGTTACCAAGGTTTCTAAACCAATCACGCCAAGAGAACTCTTCACCAATAGGTGTTTGTGGGATTGGGGGGAGCAAATTATTAGCCATAATTACTCCCAATCACAATCAGTAGCGTAGCCGTGTTCATGTAACACGTCTAATTGTTTCTCTAAACGACAACCAATGTCAGTACGATACATAACACTATTAGGAATCTCAATCTTCTTCTTAATAGTATTGTAACACTTCTCACGAGCATCGCTTACAGTAGCACCCTTACCTGATACAGTACAGATATAATCACCTGCTGTAACAAACATAGGTGTGTTCATCTTAACTTCACCGTCACACATGCTTGGGGCTTTACCCCACATGACTTCAGCACAATGAACATCGTTGACTACGTCTTCTTCTGTCAAACCAAACAAAGGATAACCGGAGTTATCTTTCTTGCTTATCTTGCAATAAGGATAATCAGGGATAGCAATAACAACGCCACAAGCAATTGCCTTGCTGGTACGTAGTGTGTCCTCACCGTTGATAAGGTCGAGCATCCACTGAGCGGGGTCGCCATTATGCAGCCTGTTGAATCTGAAAGAGCGGCCAGCCTGGTCGCATAGTAAACTCAAGAGGCCAAGGAAAGCCATCTTTGTCAATGATACAATTAACATCAATATAACCTGTATATGCTAAGCCATGAAGAAAGTCTTCAAGCGGTTTGAGAACTTGGTCTGCCAAGTAAGATTCGGAGGTATAGCGAACGATAGTACCTTGCTCGCCAGTGGCGACACCAAGATCATCATTCATTAACTTCTTAAATTCCCAGCTCTCACAAAACTGCTTGTTGAAACCACCAGGTCCGAACCAGCCACCTACGCCAAATTCAACACCACCGTGGAACTCTTGGAGGATAAAGTCGCCTTTGTAGGCATTACTCTTCTTCCACTTCTGTAGCATAAAGACCATATCGGCTGCTGATTTAGCAACGTAAGATAGTTCCTTGGCTCCATCACCGATAGGCTTACTAACGTAACGCTTTGGATTATCCATCACGTGTTTAATAGCCTCATCGTAATTCTTGAATACTGTGGATGGGATGGTTGTGATACCAGCCTTCTCCATTACATCTGCACCGTGCATGCGGTCTTGTTCCCAACGATTGGTATCAATGGATGGACCAATAATTGGATAACCTTTATCACGATAACGTTCCAAGCCATGAATGTAAAAGATATTATCTGTACAGAAGATTAGATCTGCCCAGTTCATATACTTCTCCCACTCAGAGACTCTTTCAATGAGTCCACCATCACCGACCATCGAGCGACTACCATCCTTATTGTGTCTAATAAAACACTTTACAGTGTGTCCAAAGTTCTGGCACCGTAAAGCAAAGTCAAGGCATACACCTGATGCATCGATGATTAGTATTTTCATTCTTTATCCGTATCGTCTTTAATTTTAATACCAAGTTTACGTTGAAAGTTCTTCTTCATACGTTCCCAATTAGGCATTGGTTTACTCTTAACACCTGTAATAGGCATACCAACAAAGGCAGAAGCTGACTCACCTGGAGTTCGTCTAGCATCAGCTGCAGAAGATCCAGTGAATGGGATTGCAGTACCCTTAACAAGATTCTTTAATCGCTCTTGTAGTGGTGTGTCTTTACGAATATCATAAGCAGCTTCAGTAAGTTGTTTAGGCAACCAACCAAGCTTATTATAAAACGTCTTATCAAAGTCTGTAATCCAATGGTAGAACTCAGCCGCATGTTTAAATGGACTAAGGAATGTACCATCCCCAAGATCAATAGTAAATGGATCTTTGTTTTCCCAGATATACTTACCAGATAAAGCGACGTTAAGTCCATTAGCAAGTGTCAAAGATGTCAAAACAAACCGCATCATATACTGTCTTGAATAATCATGATCAGTTAATGGATGTAATAGACCTTGTAAACCTCTAGATAAATCCCAAGTCTCTGGAGCAAAAGCTCTCTCTGGTAGTGCATGTGTAACTGCACGAACAGTAGACATTGTCCAGTCAGGAGCAAACATAAGAACCTGCAAACCCATACGTCCAGTAGGACTATAAGCTGCCATCTTAATTTTCTCACTAAACTTACTGTTACCTTCACGAGCTACACTAAACCAATCAAGACCACCAAAGGTATTGTTGATGTTACGTGCAATCTCTTTCATGTGAACAGCATCTGGAATATCAGGATGATTCAAACGAGCCATCTCTAATTTCTTCTGTGCAGCAAGATGCTTTAATCCATCATGGGTAATCTCCCATGTCATATGGTCAAGAGCTTTCTGTACCATACGAGCTGGTTGAGTTGCTTTGTATATTAGATTATAGTTCTTACCTGTAACCTTACCTAAAAGTTTATCAGCACCTTGTGCAATAGCATCCATAGCACCAACACCTGAGTCAGAAATAATACCGAATGTAACTCCGTTATCAATCTGAAACTTAACCTCTTCACTTAGTCTACCTGTTGTAGGATCTTTTAACAGACTCTCACGCTTAACACCACCTCTTGTCTTAACAAAAGATTCAATGCTGTGCATTGGTTTGTTTGTCAAGAAGTTAGCTACGTTCAATGTACCATAGTGGAACAATGAGAAACCAACAGCAACACGTTTGATAGCACCAGACAATGTGGCAGCTGCTTTAAGAACCATCCCAGGATCGTTACTACCTATAAGATGCTTTGCAGCATCATAGATATCAGGATGTACAGCATAGTTCTCATACATNCCAGANCCTCTTAATGGTTTATAATTAGGAGGTATCTTTTCAGAGCCACCAATTTCCATTAANACTGGAAGACCACTAACACNAGTCTTCTTCATTGCATTAAGCTTGTTAGTATCTCTAACCGCTTTCTTTACAGACTGTGCATACAACCGAAATACTTCAGCAAGATCTGTTGTCTTAAATTTAAGATCATGTTTTTCCATAATCTTTTTAAGCTCACCAAAGTCTGTAACTGTACGTGTCTTACCATGTTTAGTAGTTGGTTGTAATGAAGGATATGCATTACCAATCTCTTTTAATAGAGCTTCTTTCTGCTCAGCAGATAGATGTTCCATGTCAATATGACGAGCGGCATAGTCCTGTATGTAACCTTTAATAGCACCAACCTTATTAGCAGCTTGATAGATCTCATCCATAACCTTCTGATGAAACTCATACAGCTTCTTAGCTTGTCCAGTAAGTTCGCTACCTTTACCTTCTTGAATTGCTTCCCACACACGCTCACGACCAGCCTTATCAGGCATGATCTCTTCCATCTTAAGCGCATCAAAATGAGTCATTAGACCATCTTTGATTTCATTGCGGACATATACCCCAAGTTTATCTTTAAGGTCTTCTGCCCATGCAGCAAACTTAGTAGGTTCTTCTTTAACAATACCAGGAAGTTTCTCAAGACCCAAGTCTTTAGGTGCTTGAAGCTTACGTCCTTTAATGTCAGTAACAAGATCAGGAAGATCAAATGCTTTACTAATCTTTTGCATGTGAGCATCAGTAGCAGCATCAACAAGCTCTTCACGAACTTGTTCTTCAGTACGAACTTTCTTTTCCTTTATTTGGAAACGAGGATCGTTTGAATCACGAAGGTCTCCACTATGCAATCCCTCGTCGGGGAAGTCTAGCTTCTTACCTTTTGCTACTTGACCAGTTTCTTGAGCCCTAGTAAGGGCATCTTTACGTTCAAGGAAGTTGCCATCAGCATCAATGAATCCTTGTTCGTGTGTATCTTTAGTTTCAGCTTTACGAGCTTCGTCATGCTTAGGACCCATGCGTTCAACAACGCCAGTCTTTTTATCACGAATAGCTGTCTCAGTTAAAGCTGCTGGTTTAGCGGCTTCTTCTTTCTCTGCCTGTGCATACTGCTCTTCTTTACGAGCACGATGTTCATTAACATATTCAGGAGTTGGTTTACCCTCAGTTAGGACCTCATGAGCTTTACCCATTACTTTAGGAGTAAGAATTGCTACAATGTTGTCCATAGCAAAGCGAGTCGCTGCAGGAGCAATACCAACCTTAGTTCCTTGTTCAGCTAAAGCATCCTGACCAGCTTGATAAAGCTTAGAGACAGGATCAAAAGCATGACCAATCATTGTTGGGTCAGCACCCATAGCTGTGGCTGCACGTCCAGCTAAACCAGTAAGAGCATCCATATGGAACTCTTTTGTATACTTGTCAGCAAACTCTTCAGCCTTTTTAATGGACTTTTCACTACCAGCTTTGTCAACACCAGTAAAAGTTTCCTTAACAATACCAACGCCTGTTAAAGCGGTTNTAGAGGCCCACTCAGGCAAACCAGTAGCTAGGTCTACCACAGAAGCTACAGTGCCCGCTACAGCGCTTATAGGGTGCTTCTTAAGCCTATCCCAGCTATAGTGTCCTTGAGCATCAGCAATACCCTCATCACGCCACTCTTTAGGGGTAACAGGATCACCAGCAAGCTTACCAAAGAAGGTACGTTCTTGACCATA